CAGATTATCCTCGATGCTTTCAAAAAATATGGCTGTTCATTGAGTTTCGCCAAAGCATGGATTGTAAAATTCCTTGGAAATAAATTTAGTATCAAAATTTAGGTTCTTGACTATAATTATCTTTCTCGGGGATTTTTGAAAGACAAAAATATTGTTTGATGCGCTCCTCAAGACGTTAAAGCAAAAAGACAAAGTTTACTGACTTTTACTTTGTGTTTTATATTGAAATACATATATATAATGCTCTGAGTAACGATAATGTATGTCAAATATGCTCAGCGGTAATACCGCAAACCTGCCCTACATTATCAGCCGTTCGGATTTTTCGAAGCTTGGGGGATTGTATCAGCGTGCAGCCCTAGCGTTACAGGAGACCGGAAAAGTCCTGATTGTCGACGATACTGGAATAAATAATGATGCTGGCCGATGAGAGGTTTTTCGAAAACGGCACGGGTAACTGATTTGGAGTATCCAAAAGGGTATTATGAAATAAGGAAATGATACATTATCTTTATAATAGAAAAATAAGTTGGGTCTTTAAAAATTGTCATCGTTAAAATTAGCAATAATAAATGGAGATCAGGATTTATTGAGAATAATTCCGGTACCAACAAAAGTTGCCAATACAATTGATTTTAAAATCTCAACACTGGGTAATGAGTATGTAATTAATTATTGGGCGTTAGGTCTACAAAAGCCGAAATATTATCGTTCCAATAATGAGATTACCTACCATAGTTCGGTAAAAACGAAGGAAAAATTAAAACCTGGTATCATTCATGAAAAAAGTCAGAACTCTGTATGTATAAATTATCAGTATTCATTTCCCAAAGTAACGGATATTCGGGTAAATACTGAATTTCCACTTCCCTTGTTGAAATTATCCATTAACCAAAAAAGTGGAAAAACATATACGAAGAAAAATGACCATGTAATTTTTAATTTCGATGATGAATCAAAAACCCCCATCAACACCGTTGAAATTTATATTGCATCTAAACAGTATGATGAAAAATTTATAGAGAAATGGCCTTTTTTTGATCTTTTATGGGAGGTCTCAACAATTGATTATCTCGTAAAGGGTCCGGAACTAAGTCCTCAATTTCTGCAAAGATTGGATAATGGTCTTGTTTTATGTGAAATGGATGCCTCCTTCCCTCAATTTAATTTGATTTCGAAATTTTATTTTGATGAAAATTTTACTGAGAATACGATATCTTTTTACGAAAATTTTGATTATGTCTCAATTTTAGCGTCTACAAGAATTCAACTGATTGACGAATTAACAAAAGAACCACGTTCCCCACTTGCTCCTGCTTTCGTTTTTGATCTGTCGCGACAACAAAATCAGGGATATCCCAAAAAAGAGATAGCGGTATGGAATAAATTCTTCAACGATTCACTTAATAAAATTGATCGTCTGGGAATTCACAGAACCGGGTTTTATATTCCACAATCATGAGAACTATGAACTTTTTTTTATATTCAAACGGGAAATTCAATCCAGAACCTTTTTCGTAGCACCGATCAATAAAAACATAAGAGCACCTCCATGAAACTCACCGATAACGAAATCCGGGACATCAACCGGTACCTCGAATCCGGAAAACCCCTCCCGGACCCCTACCGCTTCCTCCTCTTCGGGGACAAACGCGAAGTTGAACTTGTCTGGAACGGCAAAACGAACGAAGTCTGTACCGCCGTCCTCCCCTTCCAGATCATCGAGCAGGTAGACGAGCCCCGGAAAGAATCCGACCAGAAGTTGCAGCGAACATTCGGTGATTTCGATGCGAGAGGGCGGCAGAGCAAAGGCTGGATCAATAAACTGATCTGGGGCGACAACAAGCTGATTTTGTCCAGCCTGAAAAACGGCCCGCTCCGGGAAGAGATTGAGAAACAAGGCGGTATCAAACTGATCTACATCGACCCGCCGTTCGATGTGGGTGCGGACTTCTCGATGAACATTGAGATTGGGGATGAGACGCTCACGAAGCAGCCGGGGATTCTGGAAGAGATCGCATATCGGGACACATGGGGGAGAGGTGCGGATAGTTTCATCACGATGATCTACGAGCGGCTGGTGCTGATGCGGGATCTGCTGGCAGAGGATGGCAGTATCTATGTCCATTGCGATTGGCGAGTGAATAGTTTCATCCGTCTAGTATTAGACGAAGTATTTGGGAAAGATTACTTTAAAGTGGATATTCAATGGCAACGTGTTGGCAATAGAAGTGGAATGAAATCCATCCCTATAATTCACGATACAATATTTCTCTATACAAAATCCGGTAAATGGATCTATAATCCTGTTCATGAACCATATGATGATGCGTATGTGAAAGCTCATTATAACCAAATTGATGAAAACAATCGAAGATTTCGATGGGATAATACATCCGCTGCTGGTGACGGACCTGCGCGGGTTTTCTTTGGAAAAGAATTAACACCCCCATCAGGGAGACATTGGTGTTGGACACAAGAAAACCTTGACAAATTGATATCTGATGGTAGAATTGGATTAACGTCTAAAGGAATGCCACAATATAAACGATATTTAGACGAAATGCTTGGTAGAGTTATTCAATCAATTTGGGTTGATATTGCTCCAGTAAATTCCCAAGCTATTGAGGATATTGGATATCCAACACAAAAACCCGAACCGTTGATTGAGCGTATTATTAAAACGTCATCAAACGAAGGCGATCTCGTTGCCGATTTCTTCTGCGGTTCAGGTACTACATTCGCGGTTGCAGAGAAGCTCGGCCGAAAATGGATTGGGTCCGATCTTGGCAAGTTCGCTATCCACACTACAAGAAAACGGATGATTGGTGTTCAGCGTAAGATGAAGAATGAAGGTAAAGACTTCCGGGCATTCGAGATTCTTAACCTCGGCAAGTACGAGCGCCAGCACTATATCGGGGTCAATGAAAGCCTCCGCGATGAAGAAAAACGCAAACAACTCGAAAAGAAAGAGCAGGCGTTTGTTGATCTCATCCTCCGGGCGTACCGGGCAGAACCCGTGGAGAATTTCGCCACATTCCATGGCAAGAAACTCAACCGGCTAGTCGCTGTTGGCCCGGTCAACCTCCCGGTCACCCGGCTATTTGTTGAGGAAGTCATTAGCGAGTGCCGGCAGAAATACATCACCAAAGTCGATATCCTCGGTTTCGAGTTCGAGATGGGGCTCTTCCCCGCAGTGCAGGAAGAGGCAAAGACAAAAGGCATTGATCTCGCCATCAAGTGCATCCCGCGGGAAGTCTTTGATAAAAGAGCAGTCGAGAAAAATCAGGTAGTATTCTACGATGTCGCGTACATCGAAGTCACCCCGCACTACAAGAAGAACTCCATCGCTATCGAACTCACCGACTTCTCTGTCCACTACAATCAGGACACCTGTAAAAAGGCCGCTGCCGAGATCAAGGAAGGCGCAAACAGGATCGTAGTCGAAAACGGCCAGATCATCAAGGTGATCAAAGAGAAGAGTGGCATTGTCCGGCACGTCCAGCTCACGCAGTCATGGACCGATTGGATCGATTACTGGTCGGTGGACTTCGACTTCGAGAGCAAACAGGAGATCATACGGATTAAGAACGCAGAAGGGCAGTATGAAGAGCACTGGACGGGCGATTACATCTTCGAAAACGAATGGCAATCGTTCCGGACCAAAAAAGACAGAAGCCTCGAACTCACAAGCATCTTCAAGGAATGCCTACCCGGGCGCAGGAAGATCTCGATTAAAGTCGTGGATATTTTCGGCAACGATACCATGAAGATCCTCGATGTGAATATTGGGAGCAAATGATGGCGAAGATAAATGTCCTCAACAAAGAAGTCACCATTGTCGTCCAGAATGATGAAGATTACATCTGCATCACCGACATTGCACGCTACAAGGATGCCGACAGGACAGACTACCTGATCCAGAACTGGCTCCGGAACCGCAACACTATCGAATTCCTCGGTATCTGGGAGCAGCTCAACAACCCGGATTTTAATCCCATCGAATTCGATGGGATTAGAAAACAGGCAGGACTCAACAGTTTCATTCTCACGGCGAAACAATGGATCGGAAAGACCCATGCGATTGGACTTGTCTCAAAAACGGGACGGTATGGTGGCACGTTCGCTCACAAAGATATCGCGTTCGAGTTCGCTTCGTGGATCTCCGTTGAATTCAAACTCTATCTCATCAAGGAATTCCAGCGGCTCAAGGATGATGAACGCAAACTGCTCGGCTGGGACATCCGGCGCAACCTCGCAAAGATCAACTACCGGATTCACACGGACGCGATCAAAGAGAACCTGATCCCGGCAGAACTCAAAAAATCGCAGATTAACCGGGTGTATGCATCTGAAGCCGATCTCCTTAACACGGCACTCTTCGGGCTCACCGCGAAAGAATGGCGGGACAGCAACCCGGACAAAAAAGGCAATATCCGGGATTTTGCCGACATCTCGCAGCTCGTCTGCCTCTCCAACCTTGAAAACCTCAACGCTCATTTCATCAGCGAAAACTTTCCACAATCCGAACGGCTGGCAAAACTGAACGTGATTGCCATCCACCAGATGACCCTACTCACACAGGATAAAAATATCAAACTGATTAGCGGGGAAAAATAACATGGCGCTCCATCCCGGTTTCCCTACCGATCCCTATGTCGTGCTCGACCCGACAATCCGGTGGTTCCCGGCCGGTGAATCCTTGAGAAACGAGGTAATGGCAAAACTTCTCCCCCCACTCGTTGCCGAAATCAGGAAGAAAGTCAAGGCATGGCGGGACATTGGGTACGACGGCGCAACCGCAACAAGTGCCGCACTCCTGAACTGGTGGTTTGCCACCGATCACTACAATGAGCAGGTTGACGGTACATCAACACAATTCCGGTATTATTTCGCCCAGCGTGAGGCAATCGAGACTATCATCTACCTCCACGAGATTGCACAAATAAAGGACAAGTACGATCTCCTCCGGTATGACAGTTCCGGGGCAGTCTCGCCAGGCATGTTCACCGAGACCTGGAACCGGTACGTCATCAAGATGGCAACCGGCAGTGGTAAAACAAAAGTGTTGAGTCTCCTTCTTGCATGGAGTTTCTTTCACAAGACCTACGAAGCGGACTCAACCCTTGCCCGGAACTTCCTCATCATCACCCCCAACATCATCGTCCTCGACCGGATACGGGCCGACTTCGACGGATTGAAAATTTTCTTTGCCGATCCCATCCTGCCGGAGAACGGGTATGCCGGGCAGGACTGGAGAAATGACTTCCAGCTCACGCTCCACATCCAGGACGAAGTCCACATCACCCAGAAGACCGGTAATATCTTCCTGACGAACATTCACCGTGTCTATGACAGCAATAACAAGGACCCCTCATCAGAAGACGAGGATACGATGGATTATTTCCTCGGGAAAAAACCAGTCGGTGCAACTACCGATTCAAAACTCGACCTCGGTGATATTGTCCGGGACATCGACGAATTGCTGGTTATGAACGATGAAGCACATCATGTTCATGACGAGAAACTCGCGTGGTTCAAGTCCATACAAGACATCCACAACCGGCTCCTCCAGAAAGACGGCAGGCTTGCGATGCAGATCGATGTCACCGCAACTCCGCGCCACACAAACGGCGCGATCTTCGTCCAGACCGTATCGGATTACCCACTCGTAGAAGCCATCTCCCAGAACATCGTTAAACACCCTGTCCTCCCTGATGCTGCGAGCAGGGCAAAGCTCAGCGAGAAGAAAAGTTCGAAATATTCCGAGAAATACGAGGACTATATCCACCTCGGCTATCTCGAATGGAAGAAAGTCTATGATGTGCATCAGAAATTCGGGAAGAAAGCCGTCCTATTCGTAATGACCGATGATACAAAAAACTGCGATGAAGTAGCTCAATATCTGGAAAACCGGTATCCCGTGCTGAATGGTGCCGTCCTTGTCATCCACACAAAAAATAATGGTGAGATATCCGAGTCAAGTTCCGGGAAGAAGAATGAAGAACTGGACCGGCTCCGTAAAGCAGCAAATGAAGTAGACTTACCAGACAATCGTTACAAGGCAATCGTATCCGTTCTCGTACTCAAGGAAGGCTGGGATGTGAAAAATGTCACAACCATCGTTGGCCTTAGGGCATTCAGTTCAAAGAGCAACATCCTCCCGGAACAGACATTGGGCCGGGGCCTGAGGAGGATGTACCGTGGTCAGGATGAAATTAAGGAACTGGTCAGTGTCATAGGCACCGATGCATTCATGGATTTTGTGGAGTCCATCAAGAACGAAGGTGTGGAACTTGACAAGCGAAAGATGGGAGAAGGAACCCCACCCAAAGCTCCGCTTGTGATTGAAGTCGACCGGGAAAATTCCAAAAAAGATATCGACAGTCTGGATATACAGATCCCGGTTCTCACCCCGAGAATTGTTCGGGAATACAAGAACTTCTCTGATCTTGATATCACGGGGTTTGGCAACAAAAAATTCCAGGTGATAACCTTTAGCGAAGAGCAGCAGCGGGAGATCTTTTTTAGGGATATCACCACGGAAAAAATAACCCATAAGACCATACTCGACAGCAACATCGTCGCGAACTATCATAGCGTAGTCGGCTATTTCACTCAGTCCATCATGAAAGAGCTCCGTCTGGTGAGCGGATACGATATCCTGTATGGGAAAGTCAAGACCTTCATCAAAACCCAACTCTTCGAACGCGAAGTTGATATCGAAAATCTCAACACTCTTCGGAACCTCTCGGAAATTGAGGTCACAAAAACGATCATTGAAACGTTTAAGAAAAAGATCAATGAACTCACCGTCATGGATAAAGGCGAAGCCGAGATCAGGGATTACATAAAGATCAGTCAGTGTCGTCCATTCGTCACAAAAGATCAGGGCTACCTGCTGCCAAGAAAGAGCGTGTTCAATAAAATAATCGGGGATAGCGGTTTTGAACTGGAATTTGCCGGTTTCCTTGAGAACTGCGAGGATATTATTTCCTACGCCAAGAATTATTTCGCGGTCAATCTGAAGATCGATTATCAGGATCACCAGGGAGATATCAGGAATTATTATCCTGATTTTATCGTCAAAAAATCCGAAAAGGAATTTTTTGTTATCGAAACAAAAGGGCTCGAAGATTTAGATGTTGAACCTAAAATTGCCCGGCTGGACCAATGGTGTAAGGATATCAACAAAATCCAGTCTTTGGTGACCTATCGATGGTTATTGGTGCGTGAAGAGGAATTTAAGAAATATACACCGAAGAGTTTTGAGGAACTGGTCAATATTTTTAAAATTAATTAGAGTTAATTATGTATCGTTTGAAATTATACCGCATTATTAAGACATAACCAGCTATACAATTTCACATGACTCGCCCCCCCAGTGTTCGAATTGTGGGTCCAAACGGACATATTATCGTTCCAAGACAAATGACTTCAAATGCGTAAGATGTGGGGCTATTTGCCCTGTGAATCCACCGGCTTGTCCAGAACCCGTTAAACAACCACCCAAAAGTGAGCTGCCTTCAACAAGTGAGTTGTATGACGGAACAATTTTCAGAAGTTTGCATAGGTAAATCGGCTTATATAGAGCAAATTTCATTTTTAATTATTTAACAGTCAACAGTGTGTTATTTTAAATAAAATACTGTTGATTGTGGATTAATCAAAAAGGTTGATTCAATGTTTGGCGTTCAAATCCTTATAGCGCACTTCAACACTGATGGTTCGATTCTCTAAAAAAGATAATAATTCCGGTAAAACCCCCGCACGGGAAAAGAGGTGAACAACTCAACAGAGGCTAAATGGTTGTCCCGTGCAGGGAAATGGGCCCGTGGCGGAGTGAACCGCGCTCTATCAGGGAACTTCGCGTCATGCCGGAGGAGGGTAGAACACAGATGAACAACAAACACGGACCCGTTGATGTTTATACTACAATTCCGAATTGCTGGAGAACGATCTTCGCTGCATCGGCAGGGGTCATGTGCCCCCATTGCGTCATAATAATCAGCATCGCAAAGATGATGACGATCCGGATGTACGCTACCAGTTCATAGATGATGATGCCAATGACGCCCCCGAAGTTCCAATAGTGACTTACATCTTGCCAGAGGATTGGACACGCCGGGATTGCAGGGACGAACCCGAGTTTGATCGCCCCGTTGTTCCACCCTGCTGTGAGTGACTGTTCAAATACGTGCCACTGTCGATAATTGTGGAAAGGTGTGAAACCGGTATATTGTGAGAGGAAACGTGCAAGGGCTGGCCACCATGCAAAGAGCAGGACGAGCGTATCAGTATCCTGGTCTTTGTAGGGGTCAAAATCCGTACCGGCTATACCGGTTCCGATAATATCCGGAGCAGGGGCAGTCATGGTAACTCCAAAAGGTTAGCCGGAGAAGGTGTTGCTACCATCACCCGTAACGGTAAACTGAAACTCTGCAGTCACTCCACCCGCTTCAGTCGAGAAGTCGCGGCCTCTCAGGATCTGACATAATTTGCGGGGAGCGATCTGGATTTTGACCGTGTGGACGCCAGGAGCCAGATATTGACTGTATGACGGTGGCGTGAAGTATGCGAACCACGCCTGTTTTTCACCCGGATAATTGGTGACAAAGATCATCGGATCTTTCAGGTGTGTATCTTTCTGACAAACGCCATCGTATAGAATGTCGATGATTACTGCATCGTAATTTGCAACAAGGTCACCAACCATGTTTGCAAACGCGACACCGTAGACGAGTCGGCACTGGTTCATCTTCCAGACATAAGCATCAATTTTGTCGAGCGGCTGGAACTGTCCACCGGCTCCTGATTCCCCTGCCTTGAAAAGACCGAGGATTTTACCAATTGGGTTAACCATCTTGCAATTCACCACTACTCTTGTCAGAAGTTGCGGGCTTATAAAAAAAGGTCAGATTATTTCTGCTTGCCTTTGCCTTTCGGAGCTGCAGCGGGCCTGTCTACAGCGGGGGAAGTCGCAGCATCGGTAAACCGTATCCCGTGAGCCTCACCGGACGGATCGCCCCGGATAATGCAGACGTTGACCTTACCGGCGTTGATCTTTTCAGCAACGTCATTTTGGGCGTTATCTTCATTGGCTTGCAGTTTTGAGTCCAAATAAATCCGTCGTTCGTTAATACGGTTCACTACTTTTGCAACTGCCGATGCCGGTGCAACAGTGCCATCCGGCATACCTTCGTCAGCAAAAAGGGGTTCAATTGTTATTTGAACCGCTGGTTTTACACCCATCCAGTTAACTTGATTCATAGTAGGACGCTCCTTGGAATAAGAAATACGTTTCGGATACGTGCGTTTCCAGATAACACATCCGGGATACGAACAGTTTGAGTTCTTGCCATGATGCAATAGTACTCATGGTCACGTATCCTGCGAGTGCATCGGCGGTTATACCCTGACGACACATGACTTTGTTCACTCCATTCGATAGATATATGGGATATTGGGGTATTCCCTCCATACCCGCAGTAGTCGTGAAAAACCGTTTAAACAAGACGGTTTTACCAACAGTGGGTTGGTAGACGATCCTACCACTCCCATAAACTTCGATTAAATCCCCGATAGCCATTATGACCTCCCTCCTGCATGTTGATACCCAACAACGCCAAAGGTATGTACCCCGGCAACTGCTGATGTCATCGTGAGTACAAGGCGGTTATTGTGCGTAATGAAACAACCTCTCTCATAACCAGTGATGAATGAGAACTGGTTAAGGGCTACATCAAACACGATATACGAACTTGCACCATATTTCAGGATCGTTGCGTTCATGCAGGGTAGTCCGTATGGAGTGCTTGCGGGCACGGTCCACGGAGCACCGCCATAAGAACCGTTCGGGGTAGTTGCGGCTGACCACTGTTCTGCAAGGTAGTCCTGCACCCATAATACGACATCATGATCCGGAATGAGTGCCATGATCTGATTCTGCCCCACCTTGTCAATGTATCCAAATGCACTACCTACCTGTCCACGGTTATCCACCCACGGCATAGCCCATCTCTTTGAAGATTTCCATGCACCTGCAATCGGATCGTATTCGACAAGCATTTCGATATTGTTGTAGTACGCTCCGCCTGCTGTGGTTATCAGGAAACAATAGAGCACACCGTTCTGAACTCCAACGTCCCAACAGGTAGGTGTTCCGGCTGCGTATCCATAGGATGCAGGTTCGACATATCCCTGATCGGCGAACGGACTTGCACCGCCAAGCATTACCCATGCAGATCCATTCCACTGATACACATTCTGTCCTGCTGGAACAGTCGGTTTGGCGTTAAATTCCCGGACGTGGTAGATGTAACTGGTCCACGCCGCGTTCGGTCTGCCTAATGCCGTCCATGTGGTTCCGTCAAGCCTGAATACATATCCAGTGTCAGTTCCGACGTAAATTTTCCCGTCAGATAACTGTTGCATACTCATGATTTGGTCAGTAGTTACTCTTGTACTACCCTGTTGAACCCATACCCCGGCTTCATATCGCCATACATACCCGGTGCTATTTCCGCAATACAGGTACGTGTTGGCAGACATCAGAGTGGTTATAGTTCCAGACGGAATTACGACTGTATAAACAGCCCACGTTGACGAACTTCCAAGATCGGTCATTTCCTGTACGGTGTTCGAGGAAACGCACCCGTAAAGTTTGCTGTTGAACGAACAGAGGGCATACCCGTTCCCGGCGTTCAGGTTCTCCCAGGTTCCATCAGTCTTTAACCGAAACGTGTATGATCCGTTTGAGATGACGATCTGTCCGTTATGCAGGACGTTATGAGTCGGTGCAGTTATGGATGTGCACAACGGACTGTTCTGCACAATCGGGTTTGTCGGATCGAGTCCCATGAACCGTGTGCCGGTGGTTTCTCCCGCTTTTGTGTATGAAGCGATATTCGGAACCCAAAGCGTCCCGCTCATGTTGATCATTTCGTTACGCATCTTATTTACCTCCAAGTCCTGACGAATATTTTGCCGTCAGATCCAGATGTCATTGCAATGATATACGGTCCAAGTGCCGTAATTGCGTCAGCGTTCACTTTGCATCGTGTGTCCAGAACAGTGAAATTGTTATTTACTGCTGCTGCACAATCCATCTCTCCCGCATCGGGGAGATACATTCCATAATTTCCAGTGGTGATACCCATGATTCAACTCCGATTTACGTCACAATGTTCCTTCCGAACGTGCCTCTCAAGATGAAGATACCGCCACGGGTAGGTGAAAGTGTCATTGCAGCCTGTGTTTCGCGGTAATAGAGCACATGGTCAGAGGATTCTATTGCCATTTCCTTGATATCACCGGCAAATTCACCGGGATTGATCTGAATCTGGAAAGTTACCTGCCGTCCTACACGGGTGAGTGTCGCTGTTCTTGTGAGCACTTTGTTATCCAAAGCCACATTGCCATTTACGGGGAGCGATTGACCAGTGCCAAGAATGATATTGACGAAAGGTAGTGCACCAACTTCTCCAATGAAAAGGGCTGACATTCGTTCAAGCCCGGCATCCGTAATCGCTTGACCGATACCGTCAGTCATTGGTTCTCACCTCTGGTTTCGGGGAATCACGGGATTCCATGACCGTGATTGGCACGATCTCACTTTTGAAGGAAAGGGATATGCCGCACCCTGAACTTTGTTCGGTTTGCATACAACTATTGGCGAGGAAAAACGATATAAAGAAAAGTCAGAAGATTATGGGATTGCTGCACATTCACATGGAGCAAAAGACAGTGCTGCATTTTCACTGTCCCAATATCCACCCCATCCGTTACCCCATCCATAATGATCTTCTTTTGCGAAGTCGAGCACGGTTATGGCATAGGGATCAAACTTGAATCCTGCGGCTTTCCCGCCCCATGCCGTTGCGCCATACCCGTATCCGTAACCAAGACGACTGTTTTGGACAGGTAGTGTGCAAAATGCCGACTCTAATGTGGTTAAGAAGAGCGGGGCTGTAGACATGTGCCATGAGTATGAGGATGACGTGAAGGGATCGAAGGCAACTGTCATTCCACCGACCAGATTTCTCGTCATATTACCGTAATACTGCCCCCACCCCTGATAGTCATATTTCAGGCAATCGTTATTGGTAAATTCCGTAGTATTGAACACCAATGAACCTACCAGATCAGCCCACCTCTTACCGTATTGCCTGCCCCACCCGTAATGATCACCTTTCAGGTAGTCCAATAACGTGATGGCATACGGATCGAACTTAATACCCGCGAATTTCCCGTTCCACGGCGTTGCTCCGTATCCCATACCGTAACCAAGGCGGGTATTATAGAGAGGCAATGTGCAGAATGCCGATAATAAGTCTGTTGAGGGCATCGGGACCGAAGGCGTAGTCAGTGAGTATGCGGATGTGCTGAACGGATCGAAGGCGACTTTAATCCCGGCAACCAGATCGCCCCATCTCTTACCATACTGCCTTCCCCATCCTTGAAGATCACTCATCAGATACACTTGATCGGTAATTTCAGAATCGAAAACTAACGAAGCGAACAGATCACCCCACGGTGAACGCCCCCATCTAAAACCCCAACCATTCCCGGATTTCATGCAGAGAAGAAGTTGTTGCAGGAAAGACGGTTTCAATCCACTGCAAAGACCGCCCCATGCCTCTTTACACCAGTTACCACCCCACCCGGCGGGTGTCCCACCACGATACCAGTATGTCGATCCTGACATTGTTGGAACCCAATTAGGGATTGTGCGGTGAAACTCCATTTGGGTGTCGAGGAATTTAACACCGAGCGCCTTTGCTCTGTTGATATAATCTACCAGTACATCTAACGATAGGTCATTTGGGATCTGCCCGTAGAACTGGAGAGAGAACACTGCAGCGGTTTCCGTGAGAGTGATATTGGATGCCGGGACACCTGTGATTGAAATGACACATGCCAGGATATCGGCTACCGTCCCGCACGACCGTTTTTGCAGCAGCGTAGCGTTCAGCCGGGCGACCAGCATCATATCCGATTCCCCGGTCAGACGGGTAAGTCCGTATCCGGCGACGATGTTGTTTAGGCTCTGACCCGAGGCGGTACTGAGGTTATACCAAGGCGTCGCATTCGCTGCCGTGTCAAACGCGTCGAGTTCGAACGCGACGAGATCAAGGATGGTGTAGAGGTTCGAGCCAGGTGTAGCTGAGAACGCTGAGCTCAGCCGGGCTGCCATCCGGTCAGTGCGGATAGACATGATCAGTTCACCGTGATTACGTGGGTTCCTGCGACCGGTACTTCACTGTTGAGCAACGTAATCGAAGAACCGAATGTTGAGAGGGTCTGCGATTTCCCGGTGATGGAAAGCGCCGTGATAGCAGCGACACCCGGGGCCTGCATGATTGCATTCGCGACCGCACTATAGATGATGGGTGACGCAATCAGCAGGCTGCCGAAGTAGGTACTGAGGGCGGTCTGGATATTTGCCAGGACTGTTGCCTGCAGGTATGCTGCCTGATGAGTTACAGTGATCGTGACCGTCATGGTCTGGTTTGTGGGCCGGACAAGGCTTGCTGCAATCCCGCAGGGTCGTGTTGCAGCCAGGGCTGCCAGCAAGGCCGCGTCAAGACCGCCCTGCACGGTTGCGGTGATTGTATGCCCGGAGGTATCCTCGCTGACGTAACTGGCGGTCACACCGGGAACTGCCATAACCGCGTTCTGGATTGCCAGGCTGGTGCCTCTCGCACCGGGAGCGTAATTGACGACACGGACTCGCAGTGCCGTATCAGATTCCATATTGGTCCCGCCAGAAGTTACTGAGGGATTCGTTACATAATCGACACCGGAGACCGGTGCAACGAACGTTATGATCGAGTTGGCGGCGACATTCCAGAGCGATCCCGGCTGCTGGGCCGTGACAGCCACAGAAACTGAGGTATGTCCCGCAGGGATTGTCGCTGCGGTGTTCGTGGTAAAAATGAGGCCGGATACGGTCGATATTTGGGTGCCTGCCGGGATCGTCACGTTGACCGATGGCGCGACTGCACATGTGAAAGTCACAGTTCCGGTGGCAATCGTGGCCGGGAGACGGACAAACCCGAACTGCGCGACCAGGGCGTCAAGATTCGCAGCGGTTGCAGTGTCAAAATACGGCGCATAATATATTGCTTCGAGGATTTCCCATTCGGTTGCGCATTCAAGCGCGACATCCTGCAGGAATTGGTAAAACACTGAAGTCGGAGTGAGGTCGATCGCTCCCCCGAAAGAGGTCTGTGCCCGTGCCGTCATCTCAGAAAGGATGGTATCGTATGTCTTTTTGACGAAACCGCTAGGGGTAACACCATAGGTTGTCATGTTGAAATACCTACACTGATTTGTTCATTCTCCGTAGTGGTGATCTGGATCGAGATCGAGAGGGCTCTGTGCGCGCCTTTTGTGACGGTCACCGAATCCACCGATTTCGTATACTGGTACTGCTGCAGCGCAGTGATGAGCAGCGACCGTATCAGGACCGTGTTGCCGTTCGCCGCAGCGATCGCAGGATAGTTGACACCCCAGCCGGTATTGAACGGGTAGGAGCCGACACAGGATTTCAGCAGGACCGTGAGGTCCTGGACAACCTTGTCCTGGCCGGTGATCAGCGTGATTCGCTCCCCGGTCGGTGTCAAAGCAATATCCCCCGCGTTCGTCAGGAGAGGAGCCGTCCCATACATATACTGCCGTCAGGTACGAAGGGATAAAAAGAAAAGTCAGTTAGGCTTTGAGTCCCGGGTTTCCGGATATCGGGCCGTTTGAATGCAATCCGGTGACCGCTCCCGCTACTGCGACCGGCACGCCGTTGACTTTCAGGACCGGTGAGGCTGAAGAGATTACCCTGTTCGAGGAACAGTCCGGGCAACCGTATGTATGAACAACTGTTGAAAGGACTACCCGTTTCCTGTTGACTGTAAACCCGTTCTGGCCCGGGGTTTGAACTACCCCGAAATACTCGCCGGTACAACTGCAGAAGCGACAATGGACTTTGCAGGCCTGTGCAAAGGTATTGTCTTCAGTAACTACAGCAGTGCTCATACTGTGGTCACATTCACTCCAACGGTACTATGAATCTCGATGCTGCCATCTGCATGGAACCGGATAAACGAGCCGGAGGTGTGCTGCATCACCATCTCACCTGCAGCAAGTGCCGGAGGTGTGCCGGATGACGTGAACGTGCCGGAGAGGACCACTGCGTTGTTTATCGAGAAGTTCCGGTACTGGTTGACCTTCAGGTTCGTCCTTCCGGAAAGGAGCGGGTCCCGCTCGTATTTCGTGACCCCGACAATGACCATGTCGCCTACCTGAGGACAGATCACAATCGAAGACTCGCCGAATTTCGGGTGAAGGACCGGCACGTTCAGCAGCTGAGGGCTGGCAGTCCCGACCTGGTGCGAGAGCTTGACATCCACCAGCATCGGACTTGTGACTTTCGTGATGGAGCCAACCAGGATCGTATTGATCCGCTGGATCCGCTCATCGACCAGGAGCGATACCTTCTCAGCAATGTTCGTCATGATGTCAGAGGAACCACCTCAATTTTAGAGGTAAAATCACTTGCCGAACAGGTGTGGGTATATTTGAGGACCTTTCCCAGTCCGGTATACGTCGAACTGTTGATCTGGACAATCGCGCCCATCTGGATCTTGTTCTGCAGCAAACACGTCATGGAGTAGGTAATAGCCGGCGTATAATCGTAGGATGAGCCATCATCCTGCGTGATATCGGTCGGTGCGTCACCAGTCGAACCGTCGTCAGGAGTAGTGCTGATCAGCTTGTCGTTCTGGTTCCGTGTGATCTCCAGTAACCCGGTCGCAGCGCTCAGTACCGCTACGGTGACGTCCTGGTAAGAGGGCGAGACAAAATATGCGAGGCCGTTGACGGTATAGAGTTGCCAGTGTCCTTTCATGGGGTTATTCGTTGAGTCAGCACCGACACTTGCTTTCATATCCCGAAGACCGTTGACTTCCTGGAGGACCTGCGTCATCATGTCAGAGTATTTCGGGCCCGTGAGCGTCAGGTCGGAAACCGGGGTCACTCCGGGATCCATGATTTTACCGATCTGGATTTTGCTGAGAGTAAGAAGCTGCGCTACGATTGACGTGAACGACGTGCCTTTCGGGAACGTCAGCGACCCCTCAGAAGATGCAGTGAACAGGTTCGCCAGGTTGTCGGTCGAGAGGATCTGCAGTTTCACATCCGCGCCGTCCCGTTCCGGTGTGGCTGCCTTGATGCTCCCGAGCAGGATGGTATCGAGATCGTCAGCATATCCCGCCCTGACCTGGACGGTTGCACCGACCTTGAACAGCGCGATGCTGTCATCGCTGAGGTTCCAGATCGAGATGTCCGCCCGGGCAGATGGCTGAACGTCAGTCCCGCTTTTTCCCACGGCATTATCGATATTGAATTCTATATCGAATGATGTGAGCGAGAAGATCTTATGGGCGACCTGGATCTCGACATTCCTGCCAAACAGTGTCAGAACCATGCGGCCCAGACCTCTGCTTTCTTGCTATCGATAGAGTTTGCCCATATCGTGAACAGGTCGGCGTGCGTTGCGGGATCCTTGATGTTGGCTCCCCACTGTGGTACGAGTTTCCCAATCCAGCATATGGCTGAATCTTTCACCCGGGTAATAGTCGCAGTCGCGAACCCTGCACCGGTGTTCCATTGGTAGAGGATATCATAGGAAACACCGTTTATAGAGAACCGGTTCCGCTGTGGGTACCTGAGTTTCGTGCTGAATGGCAATACATAGATATCTGAGATTGCCATTATGACCCTCCTATCACCGCTGATGCAGTTACCATCGAATTAAGGAATCCCGAGAGGTATCCCAAAGGTCCGGTATCTGCCACTGCTTTGCCACCCGATGTAATCTTATTGGGTGGCACGGCAGTCGAACTCCCGGGAATACTGGCGTCCGCAAGGGTCGGCAACGTGACGGTTGTGGTCTGCGCGATTGAGGTCCTCACCTCTTCGTAGGTGACCGTTGCAGTCACAATGTTCGGCGTTCCCGTTTTGTTGTAACTGATATCCTGGATCATCTGGTTCTGGTAGACGCCAACCGATGTGACGACCGTAATGGGTCTGTCGATCGCGTTCAGGGCCTCGAGTGTTCCGATCTCATCAATCCCGGTGTCTTCGTTAACTCCCTCACAATTATGGAGGAGATGGATGGTCAGCGTGATCTTCACCGGGTCCCGGACGACGTGATCACTGATCTGGTACCCGGCCTCGGTCTTATGTTTCGGGATCGTTTTTGATTTATCAACGACCTGGGTAGATACTGCCCGGAACATGAGTGCAGCATTGCCACCGGTGATGAACATCACGTCTTCATCGAAGATCTTGTTCTTGGGTGTAGGTCCATCATACCCCGCTGCGACGGCTGCATCGATGGAAGCGAAAATATACCCTGTACTCGGATCAGTGTAGGTCATATTAGTACCCTCCCGACATGAAATCCTTCGTCACACGTTTGTCGAACATCTTGCTAATACGGCCGTCAAAAAGACCCTGCGCGACGCCTTCCATTGTTGCCTGTTTGACGAGTGCCGCGTGATCCTCCGGTGCTATCGGCTGGGTGTTTGCCGTTGCGTTGACCGTCACGTTGATCTGGGGGCTGCCGGCGGATCCACCGGTTGTAAGAGAGCCGAACGTCTTTCCCATTGCCCTGGTTCCGTTATATGCGTCATTCGCCACAACCAAGGGAGCAGCCGGACCCAGGTAGAGCAGTGCGTGAATCAGGGGATTTTTTTCGAGGTTATCAATGATCTGCTTGATCTGAAGGAGGTGTTTGTATAGGGCAGAATTTTCCCAGCCTTTATTCGAGAGATCCCACAGGTATAGTAACGCCACACACAGCGCAGCGACTGCCAGTGTTACGGGGAGGATCTCGATAAGGAAAGCAGCGGTTGCGGTTACAAGAGCCCACATCCCGGCAGTCAGTCCGCCGGTCGCAAACGCACCCGCGATTTCCGCACCGGTCGCCCCGAAGATGCTCAGGAGGAACTTCCCATATGCCGTTGCTCCCATTGTGACGGCCTCAGCCAGACCGACATGCTCAGTTGCAAGGACCCCCAACAACCAGCTCTGGACCAGTAAAGCACCCCCAACAAGCGAGAGGATGACGAACACTGCCCCCATAATCCCGATAAGGGTCTGTACCGGGCCGGGAAGTGCCAGGAACGCATTTGCGAGCATCGAAACTCCACCGGCAAGGAGCAGCACAACCGGAAGGATCGAACCTGCCAAAACCCTTTGAACATCTTCAAGTGTGTTGTTGAATTTTGCCATCGTGGTTGCATAATTGTAGGTGTTCATATCCGTGTTGCTGATCAGCTTATCTCCGGCTTCCAGGACAGCGTTCATCATGGCCTGTTTCCGCTCAGTATTAGTGAGCGTTCCTGCAGTCTTCCCTACTGATAGGGCATACCGATCCATGGCCTCTGTCATCCTCATCTGCAGACCGATATTGGTAAGTGAATTGTTACCCATCCTCCCTGAGGCAATGCCTTGCATGATAATCTGATAGGCAGTATTGGGGTCTTTACCGGTACTCAGTCCAGATGCCAGCGCTATCTTTCCGATCTGATCCATCTTGCTGGTATCTAATCCCTGCATCAGAGCTTTCTGGGTCTCAGTCATTATCATGGTATCCGAGATTGTTCCCCCAGTTGCATCTTTCATCTTCGCAAGGTATGCATCAGTGTTCGCACCAAGACGGTTGTAGAGCGCGGTATGAGCATCCGAATATGCGCCAGCATCCGCGATTCCCTGGATATAGTAGTTCTTCCCCAAGGTCCCCAAGAGGACCAGCTCTCCACCGATAAGACCGAGGACCTGCCGGTGCTGTTCTGCATACGCAGAAGCTGCCGCAAAAGAAGACTGGACGTTACTGGCATACTGGGTCGCGCTGGTCTTGAACTTGTCCGTCATCCCCTGCAGTTTCGTGATTACTGCAGTAGCCTGGTCCGCTACCGTGATCGCGATGAACATGTTCCTGATTGTGCTGCCTGCTGCCATCAGCCCACCACCGTCACTTTATCACCGTTCCGGACAAACCCTTTCGATCCATCGTTATTCATCATCGCCGTCTTCCGTTTAGTGTCCATCTCTTTCTCCCGGCGGTCCGCTATGATCCCGAGAGCTACGAACCACCGGGCTTGTTTCTCGAAGGTCCACGATCGGACTTCATCCACGTCAACATGCAGGTGCTCGGCCAGTATGTAGACCTGGATCTCGTTCTCTACGTCGTCTTCGAGCCGTCTAAAAAATCCGGTTGATCCTCGGTCAGGGACTTCAGATCATACCGGGCCATGATGGCATTCCCAATCCCATTGAACGTCGCGACATCGAAATCCTCTTCCACCTGTTTTCGGGTGAGCTTTGGCTCGATGACACTTACCAGGATGGCATCCCGGAACATGTAGCCGGCACCTTTCTGGACCTGCCCCATCACGTTCATGAGACGGAACCCTGACAGTTCCCTGCATGTATACGTCACACCATTCACCGTCACCACGAATGTCTTCTCTCCAGCCATTCAGGTCACTTCCTCTGCACCTGGATATTCAGGGCAAGCCCGTTGATCGTTACCTCGGGTGTCTTGTCAGCTGCCTCGCCATCTTCGATGGTTGCTATCCGGCATCCCGTGCAGGTGACGGTCTTGGTTGGCGACGAGAATACGACCGTGAATGTGGTCTTGCCCACCTGGAGGTCCTTGATGTCCCCTAATTTAGGTTCGGTATCCTTGACTTTCAGGACCCATGTGGGTTCAGCAATACCATATTCATAGCCGACAACCGCGGTCGACCCTTTGATATGCGATGCCGGTTGCTGGTCCCCTTTGTACATGAATGACATATATTCGGTGATCTCATCCCCGTTGACCGTGACTGCGATCTGGGTCACGTCATATTGTGAAAAATCGTCTGCTCCCATGATAACCTCACACCGTAATGTCCAGGTTCAGGGTCAGCGTCTGGACGTTCCCTGCCAGCTGGCAGACTACCTGGATCCCGGGTAGAACCCTAGCAGCCCGGCTGACTTCCGTGATGGCAGTCAGGGCCGGCATCGTAACCATATAACTCGCAAGTGCACCGGCTGACTTGATACTCTCCAGTGAGGATATAATCCAGCCCTGGACGGTCGCGATGCCGATTGCGGTATAGGGTACCGTTTCGGAGTTCATTTTGCCTGCCGTGATGCTTTTCATGATCTGGGTCTGGATGAAATACTGGGTCCGCGTGACATCGATGAAATTCGCTAGTGGGTTGATTGCCAACCCGTTCGAGAGGATGTTGTTGGTCCCGCTCTGCAGGATCACATTCACGCGACCCGCTTCCAGCGTGACGATATCGGCAGATGCAAAGTATGCGTTGACATCGCAAGTAACACTCTTCCATTCCAGGGCAACCCATGGTTTCAGCGCCATGATCGTACCGAGGACTGCTCCGGCAATCCCGTAAATCCCGACAGTACCTTTGTAGGCGACCATGAACCCGTTTGGCGATGCTGATAAGGTCGCAGCTCTCGCCACGATAACCGAGACGGATTCACCGGGCGCGTTGCAGGCAACCCAGATCGCGCCGACGCGGTCCGCGTTGGTCTGGAGTTTTGTGACGGACGCCGTATCAAAATACCCTGCTAGCATTATCCCCTGGATGTGACCCGCCGCGACGGCTGCATCGATGATGCCGTTCATCGCCGTGTCGATCTCAGTCGGGGTCGCGCTGCCGGGGACGGCTGCCTGGATGGCGATCGTGTAGACGGTCCCGATGCCCTGGTTGAAGATCGACTGGGCTGCTAGGTAAATGAGACTGGATGTTCCGTGTTCGATGCCGATATCGGCCAGGGTGACGAAGGATTTGAGCGTGTTCTTCGCCACTGCAGTGCTGTCCCCGACAACCAGCGGGACACCCCACTGATCTCCCAGGGATGCAGTCTGCACCGTGGTCGTAACCGTGATTGCTTTCATAATCTCGGGCATAAAGGATGAGTCTGAAATGGGGCGTTATTAAGAAAAGTCGGGAATGGATTGATATCCGGTCCTGATCGAAATCAGTACCGGTTGATCATTCGATATTTTGTTCTATAACCTGCTGAGCAAATTTTTTCGTTAATTTTGGGATCCTTTGCGCAATACCCATATCTAAAACAATTCCGCATTGGGTAATAATATCTCTTGGTTCTCCACGAGTATTTTTAAAGATGTATTCGACAAAATCGGATGTAAATGGAATTAATGGTTCATCGCTATAATCGCCTTCCCGATTATATCTTAATCTTTTAGAGATTAATTCAAGAGTATTTGATTTATTAAAGGACCCTAAGGTTGAATTTGAATCTAAGCGATCTAATAAAGGAACTGTTGGTCCACCGGAAGATAGCTCCTTTTGCTCCAAATTTTTTAAATTTACCCAACCGTCTTCAGACACCGCGATAAAAAACACAAGATTTGCAATTTTAGTCGAATCTATTTTAAGTTCTGAAGAAAGATCGTACAATCCTCGTAATAAGGCTATGTAAATACTCCGTTGATTTGATGAAACCAAACTAAAAAGGTACTCAAATTCGTCAATGGTAAGAACAAGGGCATTGTATCCAATATTTTTAATGAATATTAAAATTCCTGCAAGGTACTTTTTCGCGTTATCCGTTTTATCTATCTTTCTTTGAATGTTGAGAGATTTCATCTCTTTTGCGTTTAAATTTTTTTCACCTTGTAAAAATAATAATGCGATCTTACTTAAATCAGATCTTGCCTTAGGAGTTTCTACAAAATCTGAAAAAAATCCTATTTTAGTTTCATTTTCATATATGGATTTTAAAAGATGTTTTGCATCACTAAACGAATCAGGAATGTTTTCGATCGCGCTTGATATTGTTTTAGTGTCCTTTCCATGAATTAGTTTATAAAAATCAATATTTCTAAAAATTCTAAAAATAAAATCCAGACCGCCAGTGCTTTTCTCTTCTCCAAGAAAATTTAAATTTGCAGAATATAATTCAGGATACTGCTTCACTTCTTCCGAGATTTTGTAGAGAGCTAGTGTTTTTCCTCGCCCATAACTCCCAATAATAAAGCAGAGGTAGTTTTTATTCAATTCGTTACTATCTTTTAGTATTTTGTTCCACAGTTTTAGATCTTTTTCACGATTGATCCACCATTCAAGAGACTTTTCTGCTGGTACTCGTGATAAGAATGTATTTAGTAGCAATTTTTTATCTTTTACATGGTAACTTTCATGTAAAAATTCAGTCTCACTTTTCATAACTCACCCTTGGTCCCTTTCGATATGCAACGTTTTAAAGTAGTTTTCTTTGTATTTAAATAACTTCTCTTGTCTTCCCATTGGCTTTCCCAGAGAAATAGTGTAATGTCCGGGCCTATCCATGAGTGCTGATAAGAGTTCATCAAACATGCGCTCAGTGATTATGACCTTCCCCATTTCGAGAAATTTTTCTGAAACTTTAGATCGTAGCTCTTCAATTTCGAATATACCGGCACGTTTAATACTCATGTTAAAAAATGTACGAACCAGAATTTTTTCAAACATATGGAAATCAATATCTTTACTATTTAACGATTTTTTAGTTGATTCGACATTTTCTTGACTGACAGAAATTTCGTCATTTTTTGATAAATAGATTAAATTCGTTTGCTTCAGGATCGTAAGCCATTTGTTTGTCCTTTCAAATCTCTGTTTTATTGAAATACCGGGAAGGTCAATATTCTCACTGAATTTTGTAGTAGTAATATTTGAGGATTTTTGGAGTTTATCGATAAAATGAAACGTTGTTTCATCCAATTCGTAAATTAAAGTAGTTAAAACCTTTTCATGTAAAATATTACTAATTTTTTTACTCTCAACAATCAATTTTCCATTTGCACTCACTCTTATGAATTGACCAGTGCCCGATAAAAAACCTAAATAATTAAGTGTGGGAATAACCATTCCACGAAATACTGCTTTGTCAAAAGATTCAATTGGTTTATCGTATTGCATTTTATATAGTTCGTAAATGCAATTTCTCTGCCCCTCTCGATTTAAATTGAATTTATCTATACAACCTAAATAATGTGTAATTTTCTCAAGTCGATATTCTTTTAATAGGGGAATATCGTTTTGCATAATTAAGGAATCTCCAAGCCGTCCTTTTTGCAGAGTATTTGATATTTACACGACAGACATGGGTTGCAGAATTGACATTGGTTTTTAGTTTGAGGGAAATCTGGGGGTGCATCTTTCGAAATAATGCGATAAGCTTCATCTCGCTTATCTAAAAACCAAGTCCTCAGTATGTCATCTATAGGAAAGATGTACAATTGTGGAAAAGTGATTGGTTTAATTCTTGCAAGATGATTTCGTGTTGGAAAAAAATAGATTATCCCCCAGTTAATATCGGCTTTTCCGACATTCTTCTTTGAATTTTCATATGCCAAAGCATAGCCTGCACAGGTTAATTGATGAATTCCTTGGAATTCTTTTCCGGATTTAATATCCCCAACTATAGAATGATCGGGAATGATGAAATCGGGTGTTGAAGGTGCATTAATTCCGATTTCGATATTTGGCATAAGCTGAATTCCCTGGAGTATATGGGGAGATTGTAATGAAGTTTTATTTTTTAAAACTGAATTGAGTATCTTGAGCCCCAGTTCCGCCCGCCCTCCACAATTTAATAATTTTTTAAGCCATTCGGTATCTACAGTTGAACCGTTTTGTTCTTCCCCCTCTAATTTTTTAAAATTTTCTTCCTGTTCAGATAGAAATTTTTCATGGATCGTATCAGCTTTTTGAGTGATTGAACCATAATTTTTTGATGAGAATTTGGAATTATTCGATAAATAGTCCAAAAAATACTTTTCAACAATTGGTCCCGCTCTACTACCCCATGTTGGAGATTGACTTCTTTGTCGTGGTCGATTTTTTCCTTTTTTATAGTAAAGATCTCTTCGTATAGGACATTTGATGTCCGCAATATCACTTACAGATAATTTTCTTATCTCGCCGGTTTTTAATGGAGTTAACCATTCACTAGTTAGAATTGTATTTTTATCATATCCCCGTAAATTGTCAGATGGTTTTGATTCCTCGATAATGTTTTTGGCATCTAACAGATTCCATTGAAAGATAACTTGAAACATTATTGTGTCCCTTTCTTCAATACAAGCACATATTCATCTTTTATAAGGCCGCCATTTCCATGTCTCTTTGTAATCATTCCCCGGGAACGAATTGGATCTTTTAAGATTAATTCTGTGAGAAAACCACAATTATTTCCGAGTAACTCTAGGTACCTATAAGTCTCAATTGTCTTCCCGGCAACTTTATTGTTTCCCACAATAAGAACCGCGTAACACCCCTTTTTTAATATCCAATGCATTTCTTCAATAACAATTTTCATGTCTTTGAAATATTGAAAAACTTCCACAGCACGTTGTTTTGAAATCAAAGAAGTTTCTCGAACTAATTCGTCAATATTAGTGATACCAATTTCTTTGAAGCAGACATTATTAAGAGAAACTAATTCAGTGCCGATACTGTGTTTTTCAATTTCAATTCTTTTTTCATCCAAGACATCTTCGAGCCATAATATTTCTAACATTGACGCCCGAATATATTTTTGAGCCGTCAAATAAGGGGGTGAAGTTATAATTAAATCTATGCTATTCTTGGGGATTTTTTTAGATTTGGTCCTGTCTAACTTTCCGGCATTTTGAAGAGTCCCGTATCGCATTTCCCGTGCATCGTCCCATATTATCCGAGAAGATTTTTTGTGTTCGGTGATTTCTTGAAAGTTGTCCAAAAATGCGATTTTTTTGGCATTTTCGATAACTAGATCACTAAATAATCTAATTACATCAGGATTCTTAGAAGTTTGTATTGATTCATTGATTTTATTAATTTTTTTAGGGGAATTTTCATATTTATATGGTTTTAATAATACTGCTGGGGGGATGTAGGGATCTGCTCGTGAAATTTTCCTAGCAAGAAACGCAAAATTAAGCCAGAAAAAATCTTTATAATCGTCGTTTTTCAAATTATTGATGCAATATTTCAATTTCGCAAGTTCTTTTAATCCTTTATTAGAGTACCAAAAAATGTGCTGATTAGACCGCGGGATCTCCAACAAGTCGGTTCGAGTAACTTCAAAATCATTGATGAGTTTGTCTTTTTTATCATTAACGATTTCTTGATCCAAGGGAGTTGTTTTTACCTTAGATATTAATCGACCCATAGGATTAATTTCAATCCCTATTGCAGATCTTTTGTAATACGGATTGATCAATGATTCGAGCAATATAGTTCCACTACCGGCAAAGGGATCCAGTATTTTCCCTTTTGGTGAACACAATTCTTTGACTGATAATAAAACTAGAGGTATGTACGGATATATTCTCCCGGAATAAGGATAGATACCATGAGCGGTTTTATTCGATTTCGATCTGACTTCATTAAGGTTGTTTATGGCGTATTCCCGAAAATGAAAAGGGATTGGTTCAGGGTTCGAAGCATATTGAAAATGCAAATCCTGCCATAGCTTTTCGATTGCATTTTCCATGTTCGTACAAGTGAATCTTCAATAGGCATAAATATACACGGTTTTACCTCCAAACACAAAAAATCCCTTCAATTATTACGTAATGGTGGTGTTCCACACCACCGTATCGAACGTCCCGATAGATGTCAGGACACTGACCTTGTACCGGACCGTCACGTCGAGATGTCGCCGGTGAATGCCGTTCTCCAGGAACGTGAGATCCTGCGAAGTCCTTCCAACAGGTTCGACGACCGTACGGAGAGTTATGTAATACCATGAGTCAAGAGCGCTCAGGTATGCCTTCATCATTCCGTCAAGGTCCACCTGAGGTGTCCGGATGTGTTTCGAGACATAGATGTTCATCGACAGGACACAGGTCTCGTACGCCCCCATCTTGTATGATATCGATAGGTCTGCGTTCTGGATCCTCGCGAGTTTGTGGTTTGGGGGCGTGAGCTCAGGATCCTCTTTCTCGTTGATGAACGAGATCGTGACTGCAACGTCGTTATTCTCAACCATATCCGAGATATTGGCGATCGCGGCTTTCTCAACGACTATGGTCCTAGGGGCGCCCGCGAACGTGAATGTTTTCGGTATAGAGAGGAATATGTCAGACTCGACGTTTGCCGGAATCATAGGCTACCCGTTTTCAGGAATTTCACAATCTCAAAAAGGGTCAGGATAATGCCGGTTATCGAAGAAATATACAGGAACCAGCGATATTCTATTCTGTCCGTGAAACCCTGTACTGCGGTCTCGTCCTTACAATGATCCTCAACAACCAAGAGTCGTTCATCGAACTTGATAATATCCTGAGCATTTTTCTGGCTTATACCGGCCCCGTGAAGTTCAAGATTGCCGATCCGTCCATTCAATTCCTGCTTGCAGTTCTGACAGGACTGGTTGTCATTGTTCAACAAGGTTTTGATATCTCCGATCTCCCTGCCAATGCCTTTCATCTCTCCCTGAAGATTACCAAGCATGATCAGGACAGCGTTATCATCCATAGCAGTAACGACGCAATCGCGCATTAAAAAGAGAGGTCAACTCATCTGGGCAATCTTTTGTTAATCTCATCTTTGAACAGACTTAGTGCCGTTTCGATCTCGGTATCAAACACCAACCGGAACAGCGGACGCTCCGGGATGTGGTTCGAGGTGTGATTGATGCCCCTCGCAGTAATATTAACACCGTTGGTACCGTACTCCAGGCACATCGCAACGAACGCTTTCTCGTGGTCGAAAATCCCCACTTCGATCTGGATAGGCGGACCTTCTTCGATGCGCAGGCCGCGGTCCGCGATGAGCGTGAAAATCTCACCGGTATCGATCCATGCTTTTGTGGACCCTTTCGCTGCGACAGTCGCATCGGCAAGAGGCGGCCAGCTGGGATCCTGCTGCGTGATCTTCTCGAGTATTTTCTTCTGCAGGTAATCGCCGACAACCTGGGCAGCCGCTTGCACCGCTTCCTGGAACTTGCCGTCAACGAGATAGACTTTGTCCCGGACCTCGACATTACCCATCGATCGCGCCACCGTGCTGTGCGAGAACAGCATCCCGGCATTTTGTGCAGCAGAAGGGGAAGATTACCATGTTGTACCGTTTCTTCGACGAGATAAAGAATTCCTCCATGTGGGTCTTCGTCATCTTGATAGTGTTTTTGCATTTAGGATTAAAACAGGGAAAATCAACGACTTTTTCAGCGATGGCTTTGCGGGAAGTAAGGGCAGCTTCCAGCACTTCGCAGTCAATATCGCTGAGGGGTGTCCAGAATTCCTTTGGCTTACCGCTAATCTTGTGCCGAGTGACCAGGTATTGTTTTCCACGAGCAATACGTAAAAAACACTGTTCTGACTCTGCAATGGCAATGGACATTCTATAAAACCTCTAATTTCAATTTAGTGGCGAAATTATCCCTTAAATTCTGTCCCATCGAACGGCAAGCGTTATCGAGCGAATCGCGGCGCAATTCAGCGAGTTCGTTAATGTACTCATCTGGATAGATCTTTCCTGTGCGGTAATTGATTACGATCGCATGGATGAGAAGCGGAAACCGTTTCTTCGTGCATCGGGGTCGATGCAGACAATCAACAGTACAAACACTATTATTATTACAAACAGTCGTTGTCGGGCTTACAGGCACTGGCATAACCTATATTCACGCGCCTTCAATAAAAACGGGTTGATTAGCCCCGTTTTTTCAATAGATACGTGTTCCGGACCGGTAACCCGAACTTCGGCATGATGTTCGTGCATTTCACAAAGGTTTTGACCGTCCATTCGACCATGGTCACGCCATCGGGTTCGGTGATCTGCAGGACATCACCGACCGGAAGTGATACACTGGTGATGATCTTGATGTCCCCCACTTCATACATACCTTCAGGCATTGTCTGCAGGTCATCTGCATTCACTTCCTGGATATTCCCTTTGATGTGTGTTGCAATACATGCTGCACCCGCGGTCCAAACTCCGGTCAACTGGTTGGTTACCCCGGGCGAGAAAGGAACGTGCAGTATCTGCCCAGGGAAATCAAATACTGAGGACGGATTGGTCGTGCGGTTCATGATCACAGCCCGGTATACCGGCGCAGGTAAGGCGTATCGGGATTGACAACGATTGCAAGACCGGTGTTGACGGTGCCGATATGAGTCTCGGCTTTCGCTCTCAGGACCCGTGCATGTGCTCGGAGATCCGCAGCGACCGCGGGACCGTTGATGCTGGTGCCATCTTCGCTGAACACTTTCAGGATGTAAGACTGGTCGGATGCGATAATGTCCAGAGCATCTGCTGCAGCGCGGAAAATGTTACCGTCATTCATCGTAAGAAACGCAGTGATCTCTTCATCCGAGAAGATCGCGTTCTCCAGATTCGTGTCGCGGCAGTTGAGTCGGACCTGGCCGATCACCGTTGACGGATCATAGGACCAGCTCATAACCCGCTGCTCCGGCAGACAACCCAGCCGACATCCTCGGGAGCGAACTCTATCTGGATCTCCTCAGTCCCCGGGATTGTTGCAAGGTATGCCGCAAAATCAGTGTAATTCGGAAATGAATGAACAGACCAATTGACGACCATGGTGTCACCTCAAAAATAAGGTTAAGAGGTGGGCTTTGCCGCTACCATCGGTCGGAAGTCGATCTGTGCAGCGCCGATGTCCCAGCGTACCTTGTAGTCGAACGAATCGTATTCGAAGGAATACGGGTCAAGACCGCCACCGATGGTCTGCGCGTTCGGGACCTTCATCATGATCATCGGGTCCGGGTTGCTGTAGAGCGTTGAGAACGCAACTGCAGGCCGGCCGACATTCGGGTCCGCGTACATATACCACTGCTTTGCTGCATAGGTATTACTGGTCGAGATCGCAGTGATCCAGGGATCCACAGAGACTTCGAGACCCGCGAAGGGGTTCTGGCCTATTGTCTTATACCCGACCTCAGTGGAGAGGTTGTAGTTCTCAACGTTGATTGCCTTGACGATCTCACGGGCCTTGAGCTCCAGCTGTTTAGGTACGAGCAGACCTTTGGGCGTCAGGTTGATAGGCAGTCCGAACGCGTCGGTCTGTTCCTGGAGCTTCGCCCAGGCCTGCTTGACGCCATCATAGGTCAGCGGGACATTGCCGAGCAGGTTGTTGTGGCCGCTGGTGAACAGGCTAGCGTGGGGACCGTTGACATCCGCAATCATCGTGGTCGCGAGTTTCTCCGCTGTCATCCGGGCCTCTTCCCCGAATCCTTTCGGGATCCCGTTGAATGCACCGAGCGCGTCGTTGATGATGGTCTGCCGGCTGAGAGAGATCGAGTCATCGTAGGTCATGGTCTGGATGGTGAAGTTCCCTTCCCCAACTGATGTCCGGTGAAGTCCTTCCGATTCATCCCTCAGCTGGAGGGTTCGCTTCGGGAAGTCCAGTAACGGCAGCGGGTTGACCTTGAAATCGTTGGTCTTTAGTGATCGGGTCCAGTTCGGATACGACACTGGCTGCCGGCCCCAGGCATCGAGCAGCCTGGCGTTCATATCAGCGGTCAGCAGGTATGAGAAGTCTGACGTGGTGATAGCCTCGCAGAGTCTCCGGTACGACTGGCCGCCTTCAATGGTCTGGAGCAACTCATAAACCCGCTGGCGCTTTTTGAGGCCGTCTGCAGAGTTCAGGTACTCTTTCGTTATCGCCTTCGGACCCATAGACCCGAAGACTTCCTTGAACTTGTTATCAGTCATGTTAATGCACCTGCACTACGGGGAGGGCGGGTCCTGATGCGACCTTCACGACGATGGTGGCGGACCCTGAGGCAAGCGCGTCGATTGCGTAGCCGCAGAAGAGGCCCCCCGTCGGAGTGTTGTTGATGCCGTCCGCGTCATGGAAATACAACGCATCACCAATATTGATGGCGGTGGCGGCTGTCACTGGTAGCGTGAAATATTTCTTTTCCGAGAACTCTATGCTCGTCAGACCGTTCAGATCCGGCTTGGAGGCCGCCACACCTACGAGTGCGCCCCCGATCCGGCACATCTGGCCGGGAAGTGGTGAAGCCGGATAAGTAACAGGGAGAGCCCTGCAACTTCCTTCGAATTCTTCGTTCATCATGATGATACCTCAATCCCGGCCATCGCATTGGCCTCTTCTTTGGTCTGGCACGCTCCTGTCTTCAGGAGTGTGTCACGGTAACTCTCACGAGCTTTCTTTACGTCCGCGTGACTCTCGGGTCCTAGCGGGGTGCCGTTGTCGTGGACCCGGTTACCGGCTTCCTTGAGGACCGCAGCAAGCTCTTCGGTCTTACCCTTGATGGCCTCGGCGACCCGAGCACCGAACGATACAGTGTCGATCTCGCTGGTGTCTTCCTTCAGCGGGACCTGCTTCATCAGCGATTCCATGAGGACCTTGCCAGAGGCCTCCGGCATCTTCGCTTCGGTGAGTGCCTTCGCGATGATCTCGCGAGCGGCGGTCTCTGCGACTTTGCTACGGAGTGTTCCGATCTCGGTCTCGAGTGCCTTGATCTTCCCGGCGGCCTCTTCCAGTTTCTTGGTCTGGTCGCGGGTGATCATGTCAGTCTTCAACTCTTCGCTGAGCTGTTTCCGCAGCTCAGATACCACTTCCGGATGCTTCGAGCGGATCTCCGAAAGGGTCAGTGATTCCTGGTTGTCTCCCATGTGCTTCTCCTTCTTAGGGTTCTCGGTCGGGTTCGGGTTTGCCCGTCCGACCTTCATCTCCGAGAACAATGTGCGATAACGGCCGCCAGCGCCAGGGACCGTGACGAAATCGACGGTGTTCAGCTGGTCCGGCAGCAGTTCCTTAATGACGCGGCATTTCTTGCCGCTCGGGTCTGCCCCGTCTTCAGAAACACCGGAGACGTAATGCGAGATCCCGATATGGCCGTCCATCGCCTTGATCGAGTCGACCCATTCCGGGAAGATCTTCGCTCGGGCGTAGACGCCGGGACCGTCCCAGCCGTTCACGTCATACCTGCCGGCTTCCGTGAAGACGCCGACCAGGTCCTTGAGGCTCCGGGCCGGCTGCTCTGACTCTGCAGTCGCGGTCGGGTGATCCCAGTGCATATGCATCCCTTTCGGATACACGCCGGACACGCAGGCTTTCTTCAGGACCTGCTCGGAGTAGTAGCCGGACGACCCGTGACCAGGAGCGATGACGTGGACATCGATAACGAGGCCGGTCGCATCCGGTTTCCCCGCTTCGGCTAAACGGAATCGGGTGATGGGGCTATCAAAAATGGCTGGTTTGTCTGCCATTACATAATGCGACGCGGAAACCGATATAAAGAAAAGTCATGTTTATAGGCCGGGATTAACCGAATCAAACCGCTGCACAGATAAAAAGCCACAAAGTCACAGATGATCTGTGACTATTCGGTTTTGGCTGGATCTCTTTGCTTGAACTGGATACCATGATCGCCGGGATAAGGAGAAGTGTGGGGATTATTACCTAGCCAGATTTCTTTCGGTATCCCTTTGGGGAACGCATTGCAGGTTTTATCTAACCCCGCTCCAATCAGGTTATCACAGAAAGTACAGGGTTCGCTAAACCAATGAGTCTGATAATCCCATTCGGGTCCATCGAGAATTGTCATGTTTTGCCTCTGTATAACAGGCTGACAGCCCGTACCGGTTTATCGCGTTTCTGGCGATGTTTTCAGTATTGAGCTTGTTCGCTCCCGCCAAAGATATCTTTTTGGATCGCGTCCACTCCAGTAATAATTTGGGAGTACTTTTTTTGTCCTCTTCGTTGCTTGCCTCTATATAGTTATTCGCACCCCGGAGTTTATAGGTAGGTGGGTAGGTAGGTAGTTTTAAATATTTATGAATCTCATGATAGTATGTAGAAAAAAGGAGTGAAAACGAGATGGGAATCTTTGCATTTATCGCCGCCCTGGTTGCGGCAGTGTTGGACATGGGAACGGCGGCTGCACATGCAGCGGATTATGACACAGGATGCTAAAATGAAAAAATATGTTGTGTGGTGGACATACGCAGCAAACTTCTGCGCCCCCATCATCGTAGATGCTCCGGATCATTGGGATGCGTTTGGGTATAGTTTCCCCGATTATGCAAAACTCGATCACCCGGACTTCAAAAAATATACGGTAAAGATTGTGAAAGCAACGGATTTGAAAGAGGTTTGAAATGGCATACATCAGCAAAGAGGATGTGAAAACAATCCGGGATAAAATCAAAGCAGCGTATCCCGGTTATAAATGGAGCATTACAAACAAGGATTACAGCGAGGTTAAAGTTGCATTAATGGAGAGCGACCTGCCATTTAAGGAGGATTACATTCAAGTAAACCACTACTGGTTTAAAGAGAGCGAGAATTACAACACGAAAATGAAAATTGTGTTCCAGCATGTGATTGAGATTATCAACAGCGTCAAGGCCTGCTATGACCGGAACGCTGGTGATATGGGTGCAGATTATGGAGATAACACATTCTTCATTAACCTGCATATCGGAAAATGGGATAAGAAACATAAATTTGTTCCAACGAACGCGCCGGGGGTGCTTGTAATATGAAGAAATTAATTTACGAGACGATGTTTGACAAGATGCAGAAGATCGGGATTCTGGATAATACCGGGCATCCCGCCTTTAAAGAGTACCTGAAGATTGAGAACAAACCGTATATGGCGCTGGCCCTGGACCGACTGACAACCGAGAAAGAGGGAACGATACGGATCAGCATGGCGCATAATTACACCCAGAATGGTGATCTGATGGCGGACCCTGATATGGAGATCCGGATATATCCCGGCCTTAAAGCGGTCGAGGCATTGACCTATCAACAGGACGGACTCGGAATCTACCAACAGGTATATCCAGAGCCGGGTAAAGTGTGCCCAAAACTCAAAAAGGATCTCAATATCTTCCTGAATGGATGGCTTAAGAACCTCATAGATCAGGGATTTAAGGCCAATCCCCCAACCACAAAAACAATTACCCCCTATATGACAGATGCACAAGTAACCGCATATGCTGATGAGTGTGAGGCAAACCGGATAAAATACGGAATTGAAGTAGCATGAATGCGGGATTGTGCAACCTCTTCCGGGGGCCCGATTACCCGGTTATAATCTTTCAGGGGGATCGTGCGTATGAACATATCGATCCCGTGAATGTCGAATACTTCAAAACACAGTGTCCAGAGAAGGATCAGATTGTTTATGATGGTCGATCATACATTGAAGTGGTGAACAAATGGAAGAAATGACTTGCCCCAAATGCAAGAAAGACCATATTATAAAAATTGGATTCGCTCCGAGAAAAGGAGGAAAGAGACAGCGATATCAGTGTGTTGATTGTGGGCACCCATTTATGAAAAACGAAAAAGAATTATAAATATTTTTGCGCTTCTGCTTCTGTGATGTCGTCCACATCGGGGTCCATCGCTATTTTTGTATAGAGGGATTGTGCGGGTTCCCATTCCTTCTTATAATTAAATATGAAACACTCTGCACCTTCTTTTTTCAAAAGTGCCTTTCCCATTACGCTATTCCAAACGTAATACTCTGTTTTAACCATAATTATTTCACCTTCTTTGAGACGAATTTATATCCTGATACCCCTTTGGGAACTTTCACGGGAGCCCACAAATCAACGAGTTTGTTTTGCGCTCCCACTCTTGCTTCCCACGATCTCCCGCTATCTCGGACAATCTCATATAATACATGCGAACCGGGCTCTTTTACTCCAAACGATTCCGGGGTGTGGAATTGGAGTTCTGATACTATACCATTGGGGTTTTTAACGTAAGTATTAATCCCGTGATAATCTTCTGCATTCCACTGATTTTTAAAGGTCACTACCTCATACCCATTTGATTCTAATTGGTGTAGTGTCGCATCTACGTGTGTAGTATAAGAATCGGGATCTACTGTTGAGGTGAAACGTATATTATCGCGGACACCTTTTGCAGCATCTTCTCTTGTGGCGTTTGGGTTGATTTTTAATAATTCTGTGTGATCCTCGTTGATCTTTCGGTCAATAGATTTTTGTGATTTAACCCGGTATTCGGTATTTACAAGTTTTCCTCCATTAGATTCTGATACAGACGAAAAGTCATTCATTATTCTATCTGCGTGTTCTTTGGCGGTGTTGTGCATCGATTGCGCAATACTGGAGGCATTACCTCCTTTTGATGAACTCCCGCCCCCATCTCCTGTCCATTTCCCTTGATCGTCACGAGGTTCACTCGGATCAAACGCTTCCTTCACCGCTTCCGAGTGCTGGACAACCTGCTGCAGGTACTCAGCGTTGGGCGGTGTCGGGTTCTCGGTCAGGGCCTGTTCCGCCCAGTCTTTCCGTTCAGCTGCATATGTGGAGGGCGGCGTGTCGATCGAGGCATTATCAAACCATGCAGCGGGCCGGCACCTGCAGTTATACTCCGACATCACCTGCTTGGCCATCGCCTCCTCAGGAGACCCGAACAGGAACACGAGGCCGTGCAGTGCCAGGTGCCAGGGCCGGGTCCGTTCATCGCAAACGCTGAGATAAACCCAACCTTTGTAACCGTTCTCCTGGTATCGCTGGAAATGGCCTGCAGCGTAGGCCTGTTTCATCGCGGTCCGTCCCAGCGTGTCCGCATAGGTCTCAGCTGAGAGCGTGACCGGGCGGGTGACCGTTGTGTCTACGAACGAGAGCTTACCGGAGGGAGATACCCGCACGACCTTCCGTGACTCGCCAGTGTTGTCGAACGTGATGTAATGCCCCCAGCCGCTGCGGATCTTGTCGGCCAGCTGCTTTTGCACTGTTGCATACGTGGACCCGTTCTTCAGCCCGGCCTTGATGATGTCGGTGAGTTCTGCACCCATAGACCCGAATGTTTTGTCCAGGATAGGGCCGAGTCGGGCATAGATCGGTTCAAGGCCCTGAAGACCCAGCGGGCCGCTGACCCCGATCTCTTTGCCGGCCTTCTTGCCACCGAGATGGTATGCGATGGTGATATCCCGGGCGAGCGATGAGACCAGGTTCGACTTTACCGCGTCAACGTGATACTCGATGAACTGCAGCAGGTTGTCGAGGACCAGGATCTCAGGTGCTGTCGTTGACTCTGACAGCGTTTGCGATTGCGTCAACCATCCCCTCCGTATCTTCCATAAACTGATCACGTGCCGTCTTCGCGGTCTGCAGCACTGGTTTCGGCACACCGGCCTGAGACGCTTCCTTTGTACGGGCAATGTTCGCCAGCTTGTTGAACTGGTCCAGCGTATCCTGGGATGGCGTGGCCGTGGCATCCTGGGCGAGTTCGTCCATGTCGGCAACCATCTTGTCAAGGTCCTCATCGGATGGTAAATCTATCTCCAGCGACTCGTAAAGACCGCGGATGAAGTCCCGGCTCATCATCGAACCAGCCGGTTTCTGGCCGTTGAGGGTAAACGCAGCGATGAGCGACGTAATGTACTGAGTCGCATCGGTCGACCTGATAGGCGGGAACGAGACCTCAAACGCCGCATCTTTCCCGAGGATAGCAGTGAAGATCCTCCGGAACGTTTCTTCCCAAGCGGTCTGGCGATCGAGGATCAAGTCCATGAAAGGCCCGCTCAACTCCTTGGCGGTCGCGAGGTTGCCGGTTGATGGATCTCCCATCAATACCGTCTCAGGCGTCCCAGTACCCGCACAGACCATCAGCAGGAAGTACCGGCCGTCATCCGCGCCAACAATCTTCCCTGAGCCTGCATCAACGACTTTGAAATCGTTGCCGAACTCAGAGACCATGATCGAACCTGCAGGATTGCTCTGCAGTGGTCCACCGATATGGTTCGGATCGCCCTGGAGCTGGCCAGCGATTGCGCCAACCTGAGCTTGTCCCCCCTTGGTCGTGAACATCGTCGAGTATTTCCGCAGCGACTTAACGATCGCGCCGAAATCCTCCAGGAACCCTTCGTGCGCTTTCGCCCAGCGGAGGACCGGTGTCAGCTCAGTGAGGGCCCATTTCTGTTTGATGGCTTTCTTCGCGCTCATGTGATAAACGATGACTTTCCGGTCGATTTCGATACCAGGATACAGACCAGTAAGGTTGATCATCGGCCGTGTATTGAACGCCGAGGGATACAGTTTCTGGTGCTGGTCGCCGTTGTTGTCAATCCAGGTCCTCAGGTAGAACGACGGGCAGGCCATATCTTCCGGATCATAGAGGATATCGGTGATCTCATATGCCGTGAAGACCCGAATCTGGGTCGTTGCGGGGATGGTGCCGGTATAGATCGCGATGAAGACGTTGCCGGTCTTCTGCAGTTCGGCATCGACTTCGTTGACAGCCTGTTTCGAGAAAAGGGCGTTCCGGTTGAGCTGATCGTTCATCACCGCATCGATAATGTTCTGCGTGTTCTTCGTCTTTGACGTGATGGTGAACATCTTGATGAACGTGAACTGGGTCTTAACGTCAATGACCCTGCGGATCAGCGGGCTGTAGGTCCACATGTAATTCGCCAGGTCCGCGTACCATTCGACTTCCATCTTCTGGATGATACGGTGTCGGACGGCACCCGAGATCAGGGCCCACTGTCGGTCCTGCTGCATCCGGTTGATCCATTCGGGAGACGAGTAATCTTCCCTGACGAATTCATCATCGCCGCCAAGCCTCTCGACTTTCCGGGTGAGACCCTGGACCTCGAGCTTGAGTTCCTGGGTGGTTCGTTGCATCTGTTCGCTCTGTTGGCGGGCCTGCGAGAGCTGGCCTCCTGACACGATATCGGCTATCTGTTCACGAATCATGATGGGTCTCCTCCTTTGGGCACGTCTTGATCGTCAGTATCCTTCCACAGGGAGCGGCCCTGAATTCCGTCTTCTCTTCATTCCGTTTCACATTCTCCTCAGATTGCATACGTATCCTCCATCTGGTATACCGTTCGTTCCTGGCCGCGGTATCCCTGAGAGAGATACCAGAGCGCCTGAGCGGTGCTGTCAACATCGTCGTCATGGACGGTCGGGTCCGGGAACGCGATCATGGTCTCGATATAATCGTTCAGCCAGTACGCGTTCTCCGCCATCCACACGAGTTTCGACCGGAAAAGAGGCGTGATGGACTCAGCCCGGGCACGTTTCCCATCACCGGGCAGTGGTGTTACAGGAATGACCGGGATCCTATAGGTCGACTGCCTGAGCGACTGGATGAGGCTCTGGCCGCTGGCCTTGTCCTCAACCAGGACCGCGTGCGGCCGGTGCTGCACGAACAGGCTCTGAGCTGTCGCGACAAGGTCCGGATACTCAAGCCGGTCCTTGAACCGGTCCAGTAAGAAATAGCCCTGGTTGTTCAGCCCCCAGGTTGTGCAGACCGAATAGTCGGGATCCGACATCTGGCCGCTCTTCTTCTTGACGGGCACCTTGAATGCCGTGTCCCAGCTCTGGATTTTGAGTTTCCAGAGATTTTTGTACAGGGATTCCTGGAATGTCTTCGTAAACCAGTCCCTTCTGAACACGTCACCGGCTTTCGCCCGGATCTTCCAGTTGCCGTGCAGCAGCCGCATCATCTCGACGTGAGGGAGCGCAAGCAGGTTCGCCCGGTAGTTCGGGTCCTTGCTGGTCAGCGCCGGGTTGTCATCCAGTTTGGCCGGGATGAACGTCACGGACCGTGGCGGGATCTCCGGATACATCGCACTGAGCTCCTCAGCAGTGTCAGCCCAGATCAGGACGTTGTTGATCCGGATGAACCATCTCATGACACCGGACCGTTCCTCAATGGGATACCCGGTCTCCTGGTCAATCCACCACTCGATGAACTTCGCCACCCAGGAGTCAGGGTCCGGGTTGCAGGTCGCCCTGATGTATGGCCTCACGCCACATACCGAGCGGTTCCGGGACATGAGATACCAGAACTGGAACTCGGTGAAATGCGTGAGTTCGTCGAACTCGATCAGCGGGATCTGCGAGCCCTGGTAATCGTAGACGTTCTTGTCATACTCGAGGTGTGCCATCTTGACGGCGTTGCCATACGGCGGGAATACCCATTTCAGGTCGCTGCGGTTCGGCACGCCGCCAAAGAGAGGATATAGTTCGGTCGACGTGTCCCACATGCCGCCCTGGCTCGTGATCTGCGGGGTGGTCCTCCGGAAGATCACGCAGCCGAACCCTTTGACCCGGTCTATCTCGCGCATCGGGTCCAGCAATTCCGCCCAGGTCTTCCCGGACCCTGCAGCACCGCCATAGATGGCGATATCGGCCGGGCTCCCCAGGAACTGGTACTGAGGGCCCGGTTGCGCACCGATCTTGTTCACGATCTCTTCAACGGTCACTTTTTCACGGACCGTGCAACGAGGTCCGCGAGTCCTGGCGATACTGACTGGAGCACCATCTGGAGCTGAGCGAAGGATTTCTTCGGCATCGTGAGCATCACAGTCTCGCCCTCATGTAGTTCCTTGGTTGCAACGAGTCTCCGGACCACATCCACCAACGCCTCGTTCGGGACTATCTTCAGCGCCTCGATCTGGGCTTTCACCTCGGCGGGAAGGTAGAGCGAGGTCTCCTTGGGTTTCGCTGCGGTATCAGGTTCTTCTGTCGGTTCCTGGTTCTTCGTTTCGGGTTTCTGGTGATTTTTCGACATAGTATTATTCTCCTGGTTCTGTAGACTTTGGGCCGCGACCGTTGTCCGGAATCTCGATGATCGTCTTGATGATCTGCGTGGTCGGCTGGCTGCTGTGGGCGCCCTGTTGTTTCGGGTCCTTGAATGCGCCCTGGATGCGGGCTTTCAGTTCTACGATCCGGGACTGATCCCTCAGCGCTTCCAAGGCAAGCCGGTTGTCGGGATCAAAGAACCCGTCTTTCTTTCGTTTCCTGGCTTCCTCGAAGATGGTCGACTGGTATTTTTGGATCTGTTGCAGTTCACCGAACAGGTCGTCAGATTCGAGTGCTGCCTGAGCTTGTGCAGCTTTGGTGATCTTCGCAACGATATGTCCCTTTTCGACGTGTCTGCGAAGTGCGTCCCTTTGCTTGGTTGATCCGAAAAAGATACGCGCAATTGCGCTGAAATTCGCATCTGGTGCGACGAGAGCCTTATCGATCTCCTTGCGTTTCTCATGCGCACAGATTGAGCATTTAAGACCCAT